CGTGTCAACATACTCGAAACCTTCAAGTATTTCACCAAGCTCAGTAAACCCTCCATATTGCTTCACAAACCCATACTTCACAAAGAAATTTGGATCAGCAGATGAACGCTTAATGGAATCATTCTGATTATCAAACAACCACTTTGCCTTCATAATTATGCATAAACTATGGACAAAGAAAGTCCTAATCTTATTCTGATTCAGAATTTCATCCAATTCGAGCGCCTCCACTTTACCAACTACATCTGTGGTAGGAATATGTGAGCAAGAAACAAAGAGAGATTGAGCCAGGGGGTGCTCCAAAGCAGCCCCTTTAGTCCTACACCCTAGCCGTTTAAAAATCGTGCCAGGGGAACTATTGGTATTAACATAAAAAGTATTATCTGGTCCGCACACTGGTACCGTTAGAGTAGAACTCATATAACGTGAAACAATATCATGTACCAAATCCTGGAGCTTATCACAGGGATATATGGGGGGCACGTTGCATTTAGCTAAACTATCTGTAACGTTCGACGTATTAATCTTAACCCCACGCATAGTGGCCAGATCGTCAACATAACCTACATCAGAAAAACCACTCTTGGCAAATTCCTGGTAGTATGGACAAGCTTTATTATTCACTGGGAAAGCATTACCCAGAATTTTGACAGCATGTCTGTCAAATCCCTCACACTTTAAATGATCATATTTGTGATTTAGATCATTGGGGGTAAGGAGGTTCCCCGACTCAAGTGATTGTCACTTGTTGAGCTCTGAAAGAGCCCAACCCAAAACGGGCAAGGAGTATCCAACAAAAGAATTTGGACCACCTTCCTTCCCTTGATAGTGAAAACCAACGGCCATGCCCTGCTCATCGCAAACCGCACTGCCGCAATCACCAAAAGTGGAATTACAATAGTAATTTTGGCTCCACTTGCCTACCTCATTCCTCCAAGGAGAAAGTGAGGGATTCACAAACCACTTGTCATTCCTGTTAACGCATATCTTAAGCGAAATTGGGGGAGCATCGGCCTTCATTTCAAGAGAACGGACCGGTATAGCCTTAATTTTATCACAGGCTTTTCCTCGATAGAGGGCAACATCCATAGCACCATCAATGAAAGAAGTATTATCTTTATTCATGACATCCAGTGTTGATTTCCCATCTAGAGTTCTGATAGTCAGGTTTGGAAAGGTAAGAAAATGTTTTGGAAATAGGGACATTTGAACTGCCCCATTCTTTGCATCTCCCTTGACATTAATTCTATGCAACCAACCTATTCTCTCAGCTTCTGAGTAAACACTCAGGAAAGGGGGCGGTTCAACCGCAGGAATTGACAAACTACCAGGTATTTTAGCTTCGGGAACACACCCAAAAGCTTTCAAAACTTGGTCTGCCGAAAATTCCGTTATATTTGCTTCCAATTCTCCAATTCGCG